GCTCGCTCAAAATTGGCACGTGAGGGTACGGGTTTCCAATAGCCACGCCCCGCAACCACGCTGATAAGTGGCAGGTGGGTTCTTTACAGAAGTGATGCTTGAAAGCTCTCCTCCCTATTGTGGGGCCCCAGTACTCCACTCCGCCTACAGGGTACGGTCTGTTAGCCAGGAAGACCATATCTTCAAATGTGTTGTTGTCATTTTGCGTGACCGTGAAACCGAACCTGTTTAAGTGCCTGGGGATTTGTTTGTTGTCCACTGTTTTGTGGATTGCTACAACCGAGTCATCGCCTGATGCTACGATGAGTGCCATTTTCTCAGTCTTTTGCACTGCCTGTGCAAATTCTTCCGTGTTTAGGTTGAGAAGGTGTTCAAACTCGCAGTTGTGGATGGCTGCCATGCTAGACACGAATAGTGCAGGCATCGAGATAAACCCGTTCAACAGCGATGTGTCTGGGCAGCCGGATCCGTTCTGTTCCTTGGGCGCTTTGTACCGGATGCCACAGCGCAACCTCCCTTTCGGTATCCTCTTAGTGACCAGTGCTTGGCGTTGTTGTCTTGTCAAATAGACCAACCGGGCGTACCATTTTTCTACAAATTCGAATGAGAGCCTCGAGTGTGTGCAGTCGAACATGCTGTAGTCGTTGCAATCAAAATGGTGGCTACACCTGAGCTTCTCCAAACGTTGCAGATAATGGTGTAGTTCATCGGGGTCTGAACTTCCGGCGTAGAAAGTTGGTGAGTCCGCATGCCATGCCTTTTCGACTCTGTACATCACCGATTTTAGCGCTGGTCCGAGAAAAGCTTGCCACTCTGGGGGCATGCTTTGTATTGCCCTTGGTTTCGCGTTGTCCCCAAATTCGAGCTTCACGAATAACTGCCATCTGAGTTTGGGCAGCTTGTTGGTCTTGAGCTTTTCCAGGCTTTGTTGCATTAGTGGGCGATTCTTAACCGTTGACAGCCATTCGTCTGGTGGTAGTGGTTGGTGTTTAGTGTTCCAGCCCCATTCTGATCTTTTGCTTTCCAGCCAACGGTCTGCCAATTTGAAGGCTATAGGTTGAGCCTCGTGGGCTGGTTTTCGTGCGACCCTCGTGACGACCGCTTTGATCTGGGTTATTGCTGCGC